ATAAGCTTAGTCAACAGATTGACAAGGAAGCTACAGTCGTAAAAGACTCAGCTATGTTTGGTGACGAGACACAGGCTTATACAATGTTGGAGAAATTCGTAGAATGGCAACCAAAATAAAAACAAGATTCCTTAGAAATAAGGAGTTAATACCACTTGAATCTTTAAGCACTATTGGAGTTGTAGGGCTTGGAGGTATTGGCTCATTCCTTGTACAAGGTTTGGCTATGATGGGATGGCACAAAGTTATTGGCTATGACAGCGATGTTATAGAAGACCATAACCTAAGTACCACCTGTTATCCTTTAGATGAATCTGGAAATAAGAAAAAGGACTCTGCACAGGGTCTTTTCCAGAGATATTCTGAAGAATGGCAGGAATTTGTCCCATTAGATAACTTTGAAATGGATGATAATCCAGAGCCTAAGATGATTGTCTGTACAGATGATATGGAATCAAGGCGTATGGTTTATAATAAGTGGAAAGAGTTATCCAATCCTCACTTCTTTATTGATATGAGGATGGGTGCAACTAGTGTTGAGTTGGTATCTGTTACTGCCGGTAACGATAATTATCTCGATACTTGGGTACCAACTCACACGATACCACCTGCTCCCTGTAGTATGAAACATACTGTTTTTGCTACTAACCATATTGTGTCTCTAGGACTATCACAAATATATAATATAGTTGCAAACCTCGCATACTATGACTATATTTGGACCAGCCTGAACCCAAATATGGTCGAATTTGGGACATTAATAACTCCAAAAATGAAGGAGGTATCGATTGATACAAGTAAGAAAAGTGTCAACCGACTGGACAGCAATGCCAGCAGGTCTGACATATCTCATCATAGGGCAACCTAAGACTGGTAAAACTACAGCAGTTAGCAAATGGTCTCCAAAAGGAAGTGAAGGGGTAATAATCCTTGACACTGACTTAGGTTCAGATTTTGTTAAAGACGCTAATACTGTAACCATTACCAGTCTTAATGCTCCTATACGCCCCGTAATGCACGAGGGCAAACAGGTTACTGAAAAAGGTACACCAAAAACTGAAGTTATCCCACCTGAAGAACGTGGATTCAATTATCGCTCTGGTGAAGAGAAGGGAAACCCGATGCCCGTCTATTCAATGATAGAAGCATATAATTGGCTTTCTAAAGAGTGGGATACACTTCCGTATGATACCATAGTAATAGATACTGTAGGGCAAGTTAATGAATGGATTGAATTTTCCGTCATTAATGAGTTAGGTATAACTGCTATGGGCGAAGGTCAATGGGGAGCCGATTGGGGCAAAGCAAGGCGTAAGAACCTTGATGTCATCAAGAGATTCCAAGACCTTATGAAAAAGAAGGGCGGGAACCTAGTTCTCGTAAGTCATTCTAAAACTTCACAGTTGCAGGATGGTAAGGTGCAATTAGCACCTGAATTGCCAAGAGGACTTGGTTACTCATTGGCGGCAAAGGCAGATGTAATAGGTTATACTACTGCATCTAAAGAAGACGGGAAGTACTATATATCTTTTGAGGCGTATGATGAAAGGGTAGTCGGTTCAAGACTAAAACCCCTTGCTCAGAAGATACTCCCATTTGAGTATAGTGCTATCTCTAACGAAATCCTAAAATACAAGGAGGAATAATGAGTTCAACTCGTTTTCGTCCAAGTGATTTAGATACTGCCAGTGATGGTGGTTCTAAGTTCCTTGGTTTTTGCAATGTAGGGATTGTTGACTGGGAAGACCGTGCTGACCAATTTGATTGGGCAGATGTCTACCTAGTAGCAACTCTATCTATCGAAGATTCACAATACCCTCAGGAAATGAAGCTTGTGGGTTCTTTCGATAGAGAGCCAAATGGCAATATCAAAACCTGTACATTATTGAAAAGACTTTATTGGCTTTTCGACACCGTTGGTTTCAAGGGTGGACCTAATGTACAAGGAGAGATGGTAGATGAAGATGGTAATAGCATTGACTTAGTCAATCACCTAAACCAGAATCACGTTACCAATCCTCTCCAACCATCGATGGATTACATAGCTTATGTATATAAGGAACAGGGTCGAAAGGACCCCTCCAAAACATACACAACTGTGTTTCCAAAGATAGCTCCTAATTCACCTGCGGGTAGAAAGGACCTCGAAGGCTACATAAATTTTATGAAGTCTAAGAACCTTATCAAGGAGGTACAAGCAGGAGCGGCAACAACACCACAAACCAATGGCACACTACCTGATGGTAGCTTGGAGTCAACAGGTTTCTAATGTTTGTTGAAATGGCA